GATTCCATTCCCATTTTTTATATTGCTAATGGTGGTAGAGGTTGCCGCCCCAATATAGGTTCACAGAAGAAGCAGGCGAAAAATGTTTAGTGATAATCTTGGTTTTAATCCGTTTGATAAGAATAACACCACATCTATTAAAAGTAGCGAAAAATTTCTGAATTCTTTTAAGCAAAATCATATTTTTGTTTACAACGACAATCCTCGTAAAAAGATTAGTAGTATGAGTCATACTGATCGTCTTACAGAGGCTATCAATGCCAATAACAGTAATGGTTCTGACGTTTATTTCTATGTAAACGGTGGTCGCAAAATGTATGCGATCAATCAGTTTACTTGCTGCTTCTGTGATATGGATGCTGGTAGAGACAATGAAGGCAAATATTTTAAGCCTAGTGTTGTGATGCAACACAAAAAGCGATTTCTTGAAAAGATCAACAACTTTCCTGTTAAGCCAAGTTGGGTAATTGATACTCGCAATGGTTATCAGTGTTACTGGATTTTTGATGACTATTCTCGTAAACTTGTTGGTAAAAATAAGACCTATTGGAATGGTCTACAGAAAAAGCTAGTAAATTACTTTGGTGGAGATCCAAGAGCGATCAAGGCCAATCAAATTTATCGTGTGCCTTATACTTGGTGGCGTAAGGGATGGGAAAAGAAAGCCTCTTACTTCACCAGTATTCTGCCAGGATCAACTGGTCAGCCAATTAGTGTTACGGATTTACAGTCAGCACTAACTGGTCAAAGCACCAATATCGTTATCGATCCTGCTAAATGCAGTGATGAATGGTATAAGGGATATGCCAAGGCGTACAAGAAGGCTGATGAAAATGGTTTGCCTGTATCTGTAGATGTAGCAAAAGAAATTTTGCAACAACTTAATCCAAATTGTGGTCAGAAAAATACTATGGATTCTATTGATACAAATGTTTGGAAGAACTATAATATTTCTGAGCAGAAAGTCTATGGGGATAGCAATCCTGTTTCGCCAGGAACGTGTTTAAACCTAGACGGACAGCAGACCAAACTTTTAAAAACGGTGGTCGAGTACCTAAACCAAGCGTCCACAGCACTGTATTTCAGCAACAATCGCTTTCTGAGTAGTGCTGCCAAAGACTTGGCTAATCAACTAAGCGATCAATTTTGCGTTGGGTGACAAATGAACGAGCCTTATGATGATGACGACGGTTATGATGATGATTACTATGATTATGACCACCCATTAAATAAACCAGACTATAAATGGTTTTTTAAATTTGATATTGGGCCTAATAGTCCCATCTCATCCTGGCTCAATGACATTATAAAAGATACCAACTGGTATAGTATGCAGTCAATTCCAGATTGGCCTACGATCAAGTTTCCTGTGAATAGTTGGAATCCCAATACTGCGAACAATAAGTTCCAGTATTTGGGATCCAATTATGCTGGTGAGCCGATATGGAAAAGTAAATATTGGATCAGCAATAAAACTAATGATGAATACAAAAAACATTTGCAATCTAATGCTAAACATTTTATCAATCAACCAAAATATTATGAAGGATTATTCGATATCTTAAATTAAGGAATAAAATTATGTCAGACTCAGATTGGTATGTAATTACAGATTTATCAGATTTTACAGATAAAGCTAGGGCTATAGTCTATAATAATTATGGCTCTTGGGATAATGAGTCTGAAGTTGAGGATTTAATCGATGATGTTGCAGAAAATGAGCAAGAGGACTTTGATAAGATGTTATCTCATCAAGAATCATTAGTCATCATTAAAGAACAAATAAAAAAAGAACGCAACAAAAAAAATGGAAGAATTCGATATATTCTAAATGATGTAATTTTTGTGGAAATAGTTTCTAAACTAAACGACCGTCTTACTAGTAATATTATGTCTAGTTTGGTACAAAAAGGTTTAGTAGAATCAGCGTTTGATGAAGAAGCTAACGATTTTGTATTTTGGATAAAAGACAATAATGAAGATAAGAACGATACAGAAAAACCAGAAACTGACTAATTTCTACTCATATTTCTGGGAACTAATTTTTTGGAGAAAAAATGACAAAAATAAATAGGCCGACTTCTTTTGATAATATAATTGGACAAAAAAATGTCATCAGCAGGCTAAAAATCTCTGCTTTAGGCTCAAAAAAAAGCAATAGCGTCTTACCCCATGTTTTAATTGACGGCCCTCCTGGGCTTGGTAAAACAACCATAGCGGGTGCTATAGCAACTGAGATGGATGTAAATCTATACACGGCCAATGCCGCAAATTTGAGAAGTGTTAAAAATGTTTTGCCTTATCTATTAAGAATGACAAAACGATCTGTATTTTTTATTGATGAAATTCATAGGCTTCCAAAATTAGTCGAAGAATTTCTGTATCCAGTGATGGAAGATTTTAAAGTTAATATTGTTCTAGAAAAAGAACCAGAAGAAATCGAAATTCCAGCCTTCACTCTGGTTGGAGCAACTACAAGTGGTGGCAGTCTTAGTCAGCCATTTTATGATCGTTTCCAAATAAAAGAACACTTATCTTTTTATACTGATGATGAGCTAGCTAAACTGGCAGGATTGAATTCTGAGAAGTTAGGATTAAATATAACAGAATCTGACTTGTTAGAAATCGCCAAAAGAAGCAAAGGAACTCCACGTATTCTTAATGCTAGGCTTCAATGGTATATGAATTATAAAAGTTGTAGTTCTGACAACGCATCTGTGGATGATATTTTTAATCTACAAGGAATTGATGAAAATGGTTTAGATGTGTATGATAGAATGTATTTAGATATTTTGAAAGACAATCGTAGTACTCCTTTGGGCTTGAAATCTATTTCATCTTTAACTGGTATTGCTATCGACACAATAGAGAATAGTGTTGAGCCATATCTGGTACGAAAAGGTTTTGTTAAACGCACACAAAAAGGTAGAATACTGGGTATAATATGATTAAAATAATATATGTGCTTTTTGCTATTGGCTCAATGCTAACTATCGCATCTGCAAATGATAGCTTTGTAGTAACGTCTATTAAAGACGCTAAAATATTATCAGAATCAACTAATAAGTCTATATTATTAATATTTGGTGCAGATTATTGTAGATATTGTAATCAATTAAAATCAGATTTGTTTGTTAGTCCTCTCAAAGAACTTACAGACAGATACATTATATGTTATGTAGATTTAGAAAAAAATCCAGAAATGAAATCCGAATATAATGTCAGCATGATACCTGATTCTAGAATACTTAAAAATGATAATCAGATTAGTAAAATTAAAGGTTATTCTCCAAAATCTTACCAAGATTGGATAAAATCAAATAATCTTAACTAGATATCAACTAATGTCTATTTATGCCAGATTATATTATGTTTTTGCATCATCTCATTTAAAAATCTGATATTATCTTCGATATTATGAAATGTATCATGAAACTTATAATGTTTCATATTACATACATATTCTTTTTGATAAAAATCAAATCCATAAACATTTACAGATTTAGCTCCAGATAAAACAATATGGTTTAATGCTGCTATGCCTGTTAATGGTCTTTGCTTGATCCTTACTTGTCTAACTATTTTTTGACAAAAAACATATTCTTTATTAAATTTTAATTGTGCGATTTTTTTTCTAGTTTTTTGTATTGCTTTATTGCACCAAGGACAAAATATCAAATATTTTATATTTTTTTTATTATTCATTGTTTCCAGCATATAATCTAAATTATTCTGATCCACAGAACTTAGGTTGTAATATAACACATTAAGCACATCAAGGTATTCTGTATGATATAATCTATTGATACCTACGACTAAATCGTAATCTGTATATTTTATATTATTAGTACTAAGCGACATGCCTGATCCTAATAAACAGATGCGCTTGTCTTTATATAATTCTGGTAATAAAATCATTTGACAAATTCTCTATACTGTTCAATGTTTTGTCGTCGATAAATATATCATATACTGGCTTATCACACTTTAATTTATGATATTTACATCCCCACTTTTTTAATTGTTTTTCTGTCAAATCATAATAGTCAACACCAGAACCAACCCCTCTTGCTGTCCAATACACTATGTAGTGTCCTTGTTCATATAATTTATTTACAATTTCGATATATTTTTTTATAGGTGTTGCAGAAACGTAGTCTGTGTTTGTTGTTTTAGTAATAGTGTTATCTATGTCAACATATATATTCATAAAAGTTTTTCTATTAATTCTAAATCTTCTAGTGTGTCAATTTGAAAACTTCTCCACAATGGCATTTCTACTATACCAATTTTACCACTATATCTACATTTTGATTTTAACAGATTATTTTTTGTAGTAATATAAAATGCTCCGTTTTCAACATATTTTTCTGGCTTGTCTTGTCTCATTGGTCTATTAGAAATATCCCATTCATCTGGTTTATTGTCTAGTGTCCATCGTGGTATCCAGTGTTCTTTATATGCACTAAATACACTGTCGTAGTCAGACATTATACTTAGTCCTTTGTTTATATCTTCTGGTAACAGAAGTGGAGAAGTTGGCTGAATAAACACAAGAATATCAAAATCAATATTGTTAGCAAAATGCAACAATGACTCTTCGCTTTTTGATTTATCTCCAGATATTTCTAATGGTCTAAATATAACTTTAGCTCCATAGTCTTTAGCCACTTTTGCTATATCAATACAATCCGTACTAACCCAAACCTCATTAACATCAGATAATTTTGCTGCTTCTATTGAATATGCTAATAATGGTTTTCCTTTTAATGGTATAATATTTTTTTTGGGTATTCCTTTACTGCCACCTCTAGCTAAAATAATTGTTTTTTTTTTATTATTCATAATCAAATCATTGAGGATATATTCTAAAATAATCCTTACATAATTCTGTATTTATGCAAGTAGCGTTATTTTTTAATATCAATTTAGTATGAATTTTTTTATGTATTTTATGCAAATCTTTTGGAAGTTTTTTTATTTCTTTAAGAAAATCATCTCTTATTTTGTTATCATAAAATATCTGCAAAGTATCAATTACTTTATCTTCCTTATTTTTATTAATTTCTTTACAAAGGACATACAAAGAATCTTTTTGATCAAAATTAAAATTCATAATTTCATCTATAAATAAGTCGGTAATAGTCATATCAGCTCTCAACAAAATATTCATACACCCTTCTATATATTCTAATTCTGATAAAGCTGTTCTGGTTGTAGAAAATTGAGAAGAGCCTATTTCTTCCGTAAAAAAGAACGAATCTGGATCAAATAATTTATCTACTGAGTTTATTATATTTTTTGGCGTAATATTATATGTAGTAAAATATAAAGATAATTTATATTTACTTTTTAATTTGTTAACTAATTTTTGATATCCATCATAACATTTCAAAAAATTAATTGTATAATTACTATTTCTTTGTTTTCTGGTTGATAATGGTGTCCAGTTTTCCTTATATAAAAATCCTCTTAGTATTAATCTTACTTTAGGTTTTTTCATAATAACTTATTATTGTTTTATTAGGAAGGTTATTAATATGATATAATTCTTTTTTAATCTTTATTTCATTATTATTTAATAAATTTTTTATTATTTTTTTATTGTCTTCAAATAATATTAAATTACTATATCTATACTTTTGTATTTTATTTTTTATCCAAACAATTTTTGCGTCAACATCAGAGTTAGCCAATCCATTATAATCGATATGATTAATATTTATATTGTATTGTTTTAAAAGACTTAATACTTGTTTTTCAACGCTTTGAGGTCTAGCAGTTAATATAAATATATTTTGTGTATCGCTATAATATTTAAGATAATTTATTATTGGTTTAATAATTTTGCATTTTTTTATGTCTAAAGTATAAAATTCTTTAAAACTCTCATCGTCTATTTTTTCATCATCTCCTATGCCTCCTTGTTGTAATTCACTAGGATGGATTCTGATATATGTTTTACCGTCTTTTAATAAATGTCCTCTTGGTGACCAGACATGTATATGTTCAACAGTTTTCGCTATTGTGAAATCAAAATCAAAAATAACAAAATTAGACATCTTTTATTCTTTTTTTTATTTCTGATGTACTGATACCTTTTGTATATGGTATGTATACTAATACTATATTGTGTTCATCTAACCAATTTTGTGTAAAATCCATTTGTTTATAATAGTCTTTATGTGCCCAATCATCTCCTATAGCAATAATATCTGGTTTAACAGATAAAATTGTAGGTTTGCTATCTGAGCCTAATATGTTTGGTATTACTTTATCAACAAACGGACATGATTTTAGCGATAATTCTCTTTCTCTATAATTCATTATTGGAGGACTCTTATATTCTGAAACAAAAATATCTTGATTTAAACTAACAACAACTATATCGGCTATTTGTTTACATTTTTTTAAAAAATTCACATGGCCATAATGAAATAGATCAAAAGTGCCACCAGTATAAAGTATTTTTTCTTTTTTCATGCTATTTCCTCAAACTTTCTCTTTTAATATTTTCTGTTTCAAATAATATCCTCTCTTGTGGATCATATAATAAAGCCTTTTCTATATCTCTAATACCTTTAACCAATTTAAATAGTCCTGAAGGTTCTAAACTACTCAAATGATCACTACCCCACATATCATGATTCAAAGTAATGTGTCTTTCTATCCAAGTTGATCCCATTGCTACAGCAGCAAAAGTAGAAACCAAACCATATTCATGGCCACTATAGCCAATTTGTTTATTTTTCCATTTATTTTTTAACCATGTAATATAATTAAGGTTTAATTCTTCTATTGGTGCAGGATAGGAGCTATTTGTGTGCATTATAACATCGGGATCACAAACTTCTATGCATTCTTCTATTTCTTTTTCTGTGCTCATTCCTGTACTAATTATTAGAGTTTTAAAATTATCTCTAGCGTATTTACATAAATCTAAATCAGTAATTAATGCTGATGGGATTTTTGTGATCGTATTATACTTACGCATCACATCCACACTGTCTTTATCCCATACGCTAGCAAAAAAAGTAATACCTAATTTAGATGAGTAGTCACAAAGTTCTTGTATCTGGTTTTCAGTAAACTCTATTTTTTTCTTGTAGTCCAGATAAGTCATATCTCCCCAAGGCGTTGACCGTATTTTATTTTTTTGATTTTCTGGAACGCAAAGATCTGGATTTCTTTTTTGTATTTTTATAAAGTCACAGCCTGCCACTTTAGCTATAGACATTAGGTCTTTACATAGATTAATATCTCCGTTATGATTTATGCCGACTTCTGCAATTATATTAGTTTTTAACATTTTTGCATCGAAACTTATAACATATTAAACATAACTAATTAGTCTATTCAAGATCCAACTGGAGGAGGTGGAGATGTGGTAGTGGTGGTTGGTGGTGGTGGCGGTGGTGACGTTGTTGTGGGTGGCAACGTTGTTGTTGGTGGTAACGTTGTTGTGGGTGGCAACGTTGTTGTTGGTGGCAACGTTGTTGACGTTGTTGTTGGTGGTAACGTTGTTGTGGGTG